TACAAGGAGAAGATAAAGCTGTGCGGTTGCTTTATGGATGTGAAGACTAAGTTCCGTTTTACATCATGCCCGGCTAATAAGTGGTTCGCCATCGACATGAAACCTGAAGAAATCACTGCACTGGATGCATTCATCCAACGCATCAACAAGGTAAACAGGATAGAACAGGAGGACTTGCAACAACTATACACATGGTATAGCAAAATAACGAAGCGAACAGAACGCCCTAGCGGCTGTGCATCATGCATCCGCGATTTAATACACGAGTTCAGAAGACAGTTAGGTAAAGTAAACGAAGCAAAATGAAAATAGCACTGGCAAAAACAAAGATTAGCTTTGACTACGATGGTACACTAAGCACCACCAAGGGCAAAGAACTAGCGGCTGAAAAGATTGCATCTGGTCACGATGTATGGATCATCACGGCACGCATGAAAGAAGACAACAACAATGCAGTATATACCACAGCCGAGCGGTTAGGCATCCCACGTTCACGCATAAAGTTCACCAACGGGCAGGATAAGTGGAAGTATGTACAGCGTTATGACATCGACATACACTACGATAACAACCTCGATCAAGTAAACCTTATTAACGAACGCACGCTTACCCGTGCCATATTATTTACATAGCCATGCCATTACCAACACCAAACGAAAAGGAATCAGTTAGCGCATTTATTGCTCGATGCATGAGTGACTCTAAGATGCAAAGCGAATACCCAGATGCACAGCAGCGCATAGCCGTATGCATTGTGCAGTATGAACAGAAGTAAAAAAAATAGCGGACCGCCTCGCAAGCAAAATCCGCTATTATGAAACATTCGATGGCCAAACGTTCAATGCAAATATAGGTAAAATTTGTAAACATCAAAATAACAAATATGGGATTGCAAAAAGGAATGACCAACAACCCAAATGGTAGACCATTAGGAAGCTTGAATAAGAAGACACTTGAATGGGAAGAATTTGGGCGCATCTTTGTAGCGGAAGCATTGCCAAAAGTTGCAGAATTCATTAACGAATGCATGGATTCTCGTGATGAAGATTTGAAGTTTAAGGCAGCAGGACTTACGCTGGATGTGTTAGAATATTTTAAACCAAAACAGGCACGCATAACGCATAGCGGTGATGAGAAAGCACCTGTAATTATTCAGGTTCATTCTGACCTGTAACAAAAACGAATTAAAAACTACAATACAACGGAGCATGAAAGTTAAAGTGAACATACCGGCTAATGCCAAAGCGGTAACACTGGCTAAGTACATCGACTATCAGAACGCAGTCGATAAGCTTGAGCAGGTCCATATCATCACGGGCAAAAGCACAGAGAGCATTCGACTACTCCAGTCGCATGTAATTGATGAAATCATCATGCAGTTTGAAGCTGCAATAAAGTTAGGTAGCAACGACTTTGAACGCAAGGTGCGAGTGGGCGCGATTGAGTTAGGCTTTGTGCCTAACCTTAATGAGTTGACCTTTGGTGAATACGTGGATCTAGACAGCGCATGCGGTGAAGTGTACAAGGGCGGCAAGATAAACGGCACGGCAGCGCATAAGATGATGTGCATACTATACCGACCTGTGAAAGCTAAGTTCGGTAAGTACTATGACATCGAAGCGTATCACCCTAACGCCAAACGGAAGTACGAGGATGATGTGTTGCAGCTATCACTTGACCATGTACTGAATGTGCTGCTTTTTTTTTCGAGTTTAGAAATAGAACTATACAACACTTCCCTCGAATATTTGGCAAAGGAGATAACGGAGATAGTGAAGGAGATGACGCAGGAAGTACCCCAGACGGCTTAGCGGTTTACGGATGGTTTCACATCATCGAATCACTAGCCGAAAGAGACATAACAAAGTTTGACGCTGTGACAGAACGTAGCGCATATGAGGTATTTACGCACTTGACATACCTAGCTGATTATGTCTATGTGCAGAAAGTAGAAATGAGAAAAAGACAACACTGATGAACAGTTACAACTATAGTTACAACGTGCTAATCAATCGACTTGAGGCATTCGCTGCAGGTCACTTTTTGATTAAGAGATTCACACATGGTCAAATCGACATGGCTGATCAACTGCAGGACGATCAATATCCATTCATGCACGTAACGCCAGACACGATTGAACCTGTACCGGGTGCAATGAACTTTGGCTTTCACATCATGTTTGCGGACATACCTCGCGACAAAGAGTATAAGGCAGAATACCAGCGTGAAGTGATTAGCGACTGCATCCGATTAGGGCAGGATTTAATAGCAGAAGTAAAGAATGGTTTGGAACTATTCGGCTTCGATGTTCAGTTGCTAGAAACGCCTGTCTTTGAGCCGTTCATGGAGGAGCAGAAGAACACCGTAACAGGTGTTGCCTTCACTTTGAAACTCTCAGTGCCATGGGACTGGAGTGCATGCGATATACCGGCTATTTGGTCAACAGGTGGCACAAGTAGTTCAGGCGGTAGTGCAACAGGCTACGGCATCGAGCTGCAGACCAATGGCGTTGACAACGTAGTGCAGACTAAACTCAACTTAGTTGAAGGTACCAACATCACGATTACCGATTTGGGCAATGGCTCAGTGACCATTGACGCAGGAGGTGGCACGGTTGATTATGTGAGTACAGCATTCAATGCTAACCACACAACAGCAACAGGCAACCAATATGTAATAGGTGACAGGGTATGGTATAATGGTAGCGTATACCAATGCATTGCCAACAATGACGCAATCAATCCAACCAACACAACGTACTGGACACTTGTTGCAGTTGGTAACAGACTACGCCAAACACCTGTAGATTGGAACGCTACGAGTGGCGATTTCCAAGTATTAAATAAACCAACCATTCCTGCAGCGCAGGTTAACTCAGATTGGAATGCGTCTAGTGGTGTTGCTGAAATCTTAAATAAACCAACCATTCCTGCGGCACAAGTAAACAGCGATTGGAATGCGGTTAGTGGCGTGGCTCAGATACTGAATAAGCCAACACTTGCAACGGTTGCCACGACAGGTAGTTATACTGATCTAATCAACCAACCTACTATACCTGCAGCGCAGATTCAATCAGATTGGACACAAGCAAATACAGGCGCACTTGACTACATCAAGAACAAGCCAACCATAATAACACCTGTTAACGCAGATTGGAACGCATCAAGTGGACTTGCTCAGATTCTGAATAAACCATTTGTGCCTTCAACACTCGATAGCCTAACGGATGTTAACGCATCCACACCAACCAACGGGCAGGTGCTTACTTACAACACCAGCACCGGGCAATGGGTAGCATTAACACCAAGTGGTGGTGGTAGTGGCACGGTCACATCTGTAGGTCTTACCATGCCAGCAGCGTTTAGTGTGAGCGGTTCACCAGTAACTGCATCGGGAACACTTGCGGTTACGGGTGCAGGCAGTACAGCGCAATACGTTAGGGGTGATGGAACACTAGCAACATTCCCAACATTACCAACCACAGTAGGTGACATGCTTAAAAGCGTGTATGATTTGCAGGATATTGGCGTAGTAGAGGCAGCCCATAAGGAGATGGTTGCCGTAATTAATAAGACAGGCGCATCAGTTCCTGAAGGTTCTATAGTATATTTAAAGACATCAAGTGCATCAGGCACATTCCCCGAAATAGTTTTAGCTACCGCCACAACCGAAAGCGGAAGTTCTAAAACAATGGGCGCAGTATGGGAAACAATTGCTAATGATGCGACAGGTTATGTGGTTACGAGTGGTGAAGTATCAAATCTAGACACAAGTGCATATAGCATCGGTGATAGGTTGTGGCTTGGAACAACTGCAGGAAGCGTAACTACTACACCACCTGCCGAACCTAACCATACGGTGTTTATTGGCACGGTTACACGTGCGCAAAATGGTAACGGACGCATCCTTTACGCTATCCAAAATGGGTATGAACTGAATGAATTGCATGGTGTGCAAATAAGCACTGAAGCAAACAGGCAAGTATTGGTTTATGATAGTGCCACATCGCTATGGATTAACCGCCTATTACAAGCTGCAGATATGCCAACTGGTATTGATGCGGCTAACATTGGAACAGGTGTAGTAAGCAATACTGAGTTTGGTTATTTGGATGGAGTGACCTCAGCTATTCAAACGCAGTTAAACGCAAAAGTCAATAGTACGCTATTGTATCAATCGCAAAACGCTACAAACATACCAGCAGCATCGACCTATTTTGGTTGTTTGTTTGGTGGTGCTTTGTCCATTGTGAGTGCGGATACATTGCGTAGAACACCAATAGCAACTGCAGGTACATTAAGCAAGCTATATGTTCAAACATCAACGGCTCAACCCGGCACGGGTTCACTTGTTTGCACGGTGCGAAAGAACAGCGTAGACCAAGCATTGACGCTAACCATTGCAGCAGGTAGCGCAGCAGGTGTGTTCACTGATTTGGTAAACTCAGTTAGCGTTGTTGCTGGTGATTTGCTAGGGATGAAGTTTGTCAATAACGCACCTGCAACAGTTAGTGCCAACGTACTTTCAAACCAAGTAATACTTACGACATGACAACAGAATTTGATGGTAACAACTTTATAGTTGAGAATAACGGACAGGTGATAATCTTCAAGTGCGGCAGTGACTACTTAGACCCTGTGGAAAATCCTGATGGATCATTAACATGGTCAACTGCAGGTGATGCAGTACAGGCTAACCGCAATCGAGTTAGTGCTGCGCTCATCGACCCTGCAAAACAGACACGCTTTGCAACACTTTTAATTGCTAATCCTTCAACAGCCTTCACTATCTTCTTGACTGAGATACCATGAGCGATGCTTTTGAAGACATATTAAACGAGTACGCAGTAGCCGTTATAGAACGTGCGCAATCAAACCTGCGCATCAAACGCAGGGTGCGTGGTAAGACGGTAAACCGATTTGCATCAGGGCATTTGTCAAAGTCGCTATACTACAAACTGACCTTTAGATACAACAAGCCAACACTTGACTTTACCGTAAGCAATGACCAAGCAGGTAAGTATGCCGATGTAATCGAATATGGACGCAAGCCATACCCGGGACAACCGAACAAGCGACCCCCTGTGAAGGCTATCGAAGACTGGATAGAACTGAAAGGACTAAAGCTGCGTAATAACCAAGGGCAGTTCATTAAGTCAACTAAAGAGAGCATTAAAGCCGCTGCATTACGCATTGCAATCAATATTGGTGAGCGTGGTATTGAAGGAATCAACTACTATCAAGAGGCAATAGATGATACGTGGGATGAATACAAGGATAAGTTGATGGATGGATATGTAAAAGGTATTGAACAAAGACTACTACTAAATAAAAGATAATGGCAATAACTATAAATGACCAGCCATACAACTGGGCGGTGCGTGGGCAGAAGCTAATGATCATTGCAGTCAGTGATGAGGTAGCAAATACAGGTTTCAAGTATGGCATTGAAGTAATTGTACAGGGTGTACCTTACCAGTTCTATCTTAGTCCTGCACCCGATGATAGGTTATACTTTGACATGCAACCATTGGTTGATACACTGCGCAACTATGAGCCGCAGAATTACCACTTGTCAACGGATAATACCATTGATGATGCTAGCAAGCTTTCACTCACTTTTACACTTACAGAGTGGTGGATAGTAGATGGAGTATTCACAAAGAATACAGGCAGCGAAGTAAACGGCAACGAAGACCTAGTAATCAATGGCTACTTCCAAGTGATTGATGGCTATAAGCCAAATGTACAAACAGGAAGCAGCAAGGTAAAATTCTCACTGACCAATACTACTTCATATCTAATGAGCGATCGCAACAACGATACTTCGCCATTTTATCTTAGTCAATCATGGGGTTTTAGTTCGGCAACCAATGCCATATGGATACCAGTGCTGGAATCTGACTATGGTGTAATATGCTTTCCGGGTAATGATACTTACTTAGGCAATAACATACCATCGCAATACCGCATTACAATCTTTCCAGCATCAGGTTCACCAGTACAATCAACAACGTCAATCAATGGTTACGATATTGAAGCACTACCTATCTATCCTGCCAATCTTAACGACTGGACAGGGTTGATAGTAAAACCTTCACTATTTCCGAATTGGCGTTGTTATTCGTTGGTGCTGCTCAACAATGTGGGCGGTCAGGTTAGTGAAACATATATATTTTATAACGCACACGACTACGGGCAGGCAGATTGCAACTGGCCTAACATGCGCCTTGGTTGGGTGAATTCGCGTGGAGGTTGGGACTACTTCAATTTTACAAAGAAGTCTGAAACAACTAACGAGATAGACCGCAAGCAATACCGCAAGGTCTTATTTAATGGTGCGCCATCGGTGTTTAATACCAATGATAGAACATTAACACAACGCCAGAATTTGGTGCAGCAAGTGCTAACTGTTACATCGGATTACATCACGGATGGCGAGTTCAAACTGCTTCGCGGCTTGCTCGTATCTAACCAAGTCACGTGGATAACAGAAGACGCAGGCAAGCCTATTGAGATACCTGTAAACATAGACGATACGTCGTATGTTGAAAAGCGTTCGAGTGATGGCAAGCTATACAACGTAACTTTGAAGGTGCGCCTATCAAACCAATACTGGACATAACATGAACGGAGAAGTACAACTAGTAGTCAATAGCGAAGTACCTGCAGCCATTACGAGCGTAAGCAATAACCCTATATATGTGGGTATTGGTGCGCTATCGCGTTTGATAGTAACAAGTAGACCTGAGATTGCAGCACTAACAACAGGTGACACGCTAACTATCTTTAATGCGGCAGGTCAAAGCGTAACCAAGACGCTAAATTCTAACCCTGTTATTGATTCACCAGTGCCGGGGCAAACGCGTTTGAACTTTACAGGTACATGGGCGCAGGATTACTCAGCTGCTGCAGGTGGCTACTTCATGTTGACCGTAGGCGGTGAATCATTTCTTGATCTATACGAGAATGAGAGCATATCGCAAAACTGGAAGTTTCAAGACCTCAACAACTTTACTGCACAAGGTTCATTTAGCCGTGAATTTCGCATACCATTTAGCGCGACTAATCAAAACGCATTGGGCGCATTGTTCGATGTCAATGTTGAATCAGGAGCATCTAACTATTTCCACTACAAACTACCTGCGGAAATCAGAGTAGACACGTTGCCCATCGCTACAGGTTATGTGCGTGTGCGTAAGGTGTATAAGCAATTAGGACGGGTAAACGAAGTAGAGTTAGCCTTCTATGCTGAAACGCCCGACCTCGTGCGCAACATCGGTGAAAAGAAGCTCGCGGATATAGCTGAACTCACAACGCTGAATGAGACAATCAACTATGCTAATGTGACCAATGCAAGTGCTAACCGCATATGGACTATTTTAGATCGCGGTCAAAGATGGAGTGAGAACGGAGAAGTAAATACACGCCCATTGCAGGATGCTGACGTACCTGTATACGCTGCCGACCTAACGCCTGCGGTTAATTGGTGGTTTTTGTTTAGCAATATCATAAGTGAAGCAGGTTTTGAGTTAGTCGGAGGCTCACTTCAAAACATTCTTGAAACGTACTGGATGCCTTGGTGCAATAGTCGATTCCTGCAGGGTAGTGATACCAATGGTGGCTTTGGATTTCGTGCTGAAATAGCAAGCATCATTAGCGCACAAAATCTATACATCCCATTCAGCAATGAGATATTTGACAACAATGGTGACTATGACCCGGCAACGTACACCTTCACTGCACCTGCAAGTGGCCGCTACTTCTTCAACTTTAATTTTAATGTTGTAATCTCAGGAACCAGCGCACGCATATTTGTGCAAGCCATAAAGAATGCAGTTAACAACTACCCTATTATTGATGTGCAGTTTTTTACGGGCAATAGCGTGTGGGCGTTTACTGATTCGCAGGTATTGAATGCAGGTGACACATTGCGTTGGTACTCGTATGTGCAGGGTGTAGGTTCGGCAAAGTTCGATGTAGGCAGCTCTATTGGTTTGTCTGTTGCTAACCTTAACTATTCGCAAAGCATCTACTACCCATTGAACGCACCCGACATGAAGCAGATTGACTTTGTGACGGATGTGATTAAGATGCACAACTGCGCAATCGTAGCGGATAAGGCCGTGCCATCTAAGATATACATAGTGCCACAGAATAGCTACCTCGGTAGTGGAAATGTCCTAGACTGGACAAGTAAGTTGGATATATCAAAAGACATTACTATAGGCAGCACTGTTGATCTACAGAAAGCTAAGTTTCAATTTACCTATACCGCAGGTGAAGATATACTAAGCAAGCAATACAAACAGGTTGAACGTGTGTATGGTGATTATGAGGCGGTAGGTTACACAATTAATCCTGATACGACACCAAGTGACTTTGCGATAGGTGACCAAAAAATTACACTTGTTACACGTAGTACACCATCGGGTGTTGTGAATGGTAGTGGTTATGTAATGCCTATGTTTTTAAATGAATCTGTGCAGTTTGTTGCACCCGGTCCACGTTGTTTGTTTGAAGCAGGCACATGGCAAGTGCAGTTGTTCAAAGATGCAACAAGCACGGTTCTATATGAGGCCGTGCCTGTGCTGAATAACTATAGCGCAGTATATGCTGAACTTGACGATTACGATTTGAACTGGTCACCTGAAGTACCGCCTCACTTCATATATACTAATCCATACAACAACCTGTTCAATCAGTATTGGCGCACTTACATGAATGCGCTTTATAGTCCTGAAGCACGCATGATGGAAGCATCATTTGCCCTATCATTACGCGACATCTTGACCTTTCAGTTCAATGACAAGATATGGATATCGGATAGCTATTGGCGCATCATCGAAATCAATGACTACAAAGTGGGCAACCTTGAGAGTACAAAGGTTAAACTACTCAAGTTCCTCGAAGACACAGAAGACTGCACAAGCACACCAGTATCAACAGCCGTAAATGGTGAAGTAAACTTTGAAGACGCAGCAGGTAACCCTGTATCCCCTACACAGGATTGCTGCACACGCTATGGTTATACATGGGACGAAACAGCAGGCGTATGTTGGGCATTTATACCTACAGGAGATAGACCAAATTCGCCAACATCTGGAGGTTCTACTAACCCATCACCGCGAGTTACTAAGGCACAGCTACGCAATGCACAAGTGATTAACTCGGTTGTCAATGGTGATGCTGTAACTATTGCAACAGCTAACAAGAACATGCTCGCAGTTGGTCAAAATCTTGATCTAACTAAGGACGTGAACGGTAACATAATGTTAGGCAAAAATGTTACGACAAATCTGCCGGGTATCCATATTGGCGGTGGTTATCGCGATGGTGATCCTTCAAGCACTTACTATGGTTGGGCGCAATACGGAATGTTTGTTTTGCAACGAAAGCAAACAGTATCGTTGATAGGTACTGTGATTGATTTAGATATTGAAGGTGTGGCAGGTGAATATATCAACATGCCCGATGACACATTGTGGAGTGTGCTAATGAATGTGACAATTAAAGATACAAGTACAGGTGCAAGTGAAACATCATTGCATCATGTCTTGCTTGAAAAAGTAGCTGGTATGGCTAATGCAAGTGCCATCACTACGCTAAGCACTATTGGTGCTATAGGTACCAACATATTTACTTTCGGAGTCGACACAACAACTAATACCGATGAGCATCGCATTAATGTCACGGTTACAGGTGTGACTCTATCAACTGATGTTTTAATTACAGCTACTATTCAATACCAACAAAGTAAAACAGCATAACATGGACAACATCAAAAACTCAATGCGCTATTTGCAGCTAGGAATCAATGCTAAACCAGAACACAACTATGGGCTGCGCAAATGGCATCGTGTGCTGTGGTTTGCTACCTTGTATGTATGGCGTACGTTTCTTTTTTTTACTATAATTTACCTAATTTCTAAACTAATCTACTAATGGCTGAACCTATTGTTAGGAGTTTCGTAATCGACACTACCGAAAGTGAGCAGAACCTCAAAGAATTAAATGTCCAAATCAATGCGACATCAACCGCCATTAACCAAGGTGCGCAGTCGTTTGACAACGTAGCCGCTGCAGAGGAAGCAGTAGTTACATCGAGCAAGTCACTCAAGGCGCAGCTGCGTGAATTGCAGGCTCAGTTAGCCAATACTGCACCCGATAGTGCCAAGTATCGCGAGTTGTCGGCAGCTGCAGGGGAACTGAAAGACAAGATTCAAGATGCAGCGCAGGCAGTCGGTACACAGGCAGGTGGTGCGTTTGAACGTGTAGGTGGTTCACTTGGCTTAGTGACTTCGCGTATTGCATCACTTGACTTTGAAGGTGCTGCTGAAGGTGCAAAGCTTCTTGCTAAAAACATTACGGACATTAAGCCGGGTGATATCTCAAAAGGAATCCAAGGAATAGGTAGTGCATTTGCATCCGTAGGTAAGGCGTTATTGACTAACCCTATATTCTTAATAGGTGCAGCTATAGCCGCTGCGATTGTCTACGCAGATGAGTTGCTAAGTCTTGTTGATGGTGTAACCGATGCTGAAACAAAAGCACTGGATGTACAAAAGGAACGTGCAACACTTGCGAAGGAAGAAGTTGATGCCATTAGCGCACAGGAGGAATCGTTAAAGCGTCAAGGTCTAACCGAAAAAGAAATTAATGCGCTTAAACTTCAAGCCTTAGACACTGCCATACTCGAACAACAGACTGTACTCGAAACGACACAGATACAAGCAGAGTCACAAATCAAAGCAGCGGAACGTAATGCTGAATACCTCAAGACTTTTCTTGACTTCGTTACATTTCCACAGCGCAAACTTGCAGAGTTCTTTCAAGGTTTCGTCAATGGATCAATCGAAATACTTAACAAGCTAGGACTTGGCATTGAGAAGATAGATGTTACATCAGTATTTGAGGATGTAAACAACTTTATCGTCAAGAAGGTATTTGACCCGGAACAAGAGCGCAAAGACCAAAAGAAGATTGTTGATGATGCTAAGAAATCATTGACATCATTAAACAACCAGCGTGATGCAATACTTAACCAACAGGACGCAAGAGAAAAGGCTAAGCGCGAAAAGGCGGCAGCCGATGCTAAGGCGGCAGCAGATAAAGCACTAGCAGATGAAAAGGCTGCACTGGATAAGCAGTATGCTGCACAGAAAGAATACTATGATGCGGTTAGTGAATTGCAAGATGAGGCATATGAAAAGACGCTAACCAAAGAGGAACAGGAAGAACTTGCCATAGTGCAGAAGTATGAAGCTGCATTTGCGGCAGCGGATGCGGCAGGACAAAGCACTGTGCAACTACAGCAACAACTCAATGCTGAACTCGCTGCACTAGATGCACAACGTACAGCCAATGCACAAGCTGAAGCGGATAAGCGTAAGAGTGCGGAAGATGATTTCTTTGCAGATCTACAGGCACTAAACCAAGAAAAATTCGCAGCAGAAGACGAAGCCTATGCTGCATCACTGAGCAAAGGTGAGCAGGAAGAACTGCGAGTTACTCAACGCTACGAAAGATTGTTTGCCAAAGCAGATGCCGCAGGTAAAAGCACGGTAGACCTGCAGAAAAGATTGGCGGCTGAACTTAAAGCTATACAGGAAAAGAGTGCGAACGAGGAAGTAGCTATTAAAGCGCAAAGCATTCAAGAAGGATTGCAGTTAGCACAGGGTGCGTTACAGGTATTGCAAGCATTTAGTGAGAAAAGTTCAAAAAATGGTGAACGAGATGCACGCAAGAAATTCAAAACAGACAAGGCACTAGCTATTGGTGCGGCAACCGTGCAAACAGCATCGGCCGTAACAGGTGCTTTATCTGCCGGGGGTAATGGTATTAAATTCGCTACAGGTCAAAACTTTGTAGAAGCGGCCATTGCAGGTGCACTAGGTTTGGCGCAAATCATCAAGATTAAAAACTCTCAGTTTGGTGGTGGTGGTTCAGGTGGTAATGATACAACTACCAGCGTGCCTTCAACAGGTGGCGCAGATACGGGAGGTGGTGCAGCCGTTGCGCAGTTCAATCCACTTGCTGCATCGTTCCTTGAAAATAGACCTGAACAACTTACACCACGTGCGTATGTACTTGCAGGTGATGTAGCAAGCCAACAGGAAGTGAGAGAGAAAGTACAAGACCTAGCACGCATTGGATAAAACAAAAACCGCCCTCGTTAGGGCGGCTTATGTATGCTTTGGAAACCAATTGAATTATGACGAAAACAGGACAAATATAAATAACTTTGAAAAATGGAAAAAAGAAAAGTAGTTAAGTGTGTAATAGACGAAGAAGGCCGTCTTGGTATTACCGCAATGGGCCTTGTAGATATGCCGGCAATCGAAGAAAACTGGATTGCACTAAGCAAGGTGCAGCTAAGTGCGGTTAATGACGAGCGCAGGATGCTGTATGGCCCTGCACTTATCCCCAATAAAGAGATATTGCGCTATGATGATAAGGGTGAACCTTACTATGTGTTCTTTGAAAAGGCAACTGTGCAAGCTATCGCGCACCAATTCTTTAAAAAGAACCTGCAACATACCACTAACCTGCAGCATGAGATACCTGTAACAGGTGTGACCGTGGTTGAATCATGGTTGAAAGAGGGCAAGAATGACAAGAGCATCCAACTTGGATTGCCTGAATTACCAGATGGCACATGGTTCATCGGTACCAAGGTAGATGAGGAGCATGTGTGGAATGATGTTAAAGAGGGGAAGATAAAAGGCTACAGCATTGAAGGATTCTTTAACGAAGTAGGCGTGGCGATGAGTGGTGTGAAGAACTACGAAGCAGAGTTGGTATTTGAATTAGACCAACTGCTCAGCCAAGTAAACCCTAAATAATTTAATATGATAAACATCGACAAGGCACTGGAGGTTTTAGGACTTCCTGCCGAAATGGAAGCGTACAATGGACAGGTGCAAACACGTACTGTGCGCACTATTACCATTTACGAGAACAACGACTTCACAAGTGGTAAGCAAGTAATCAACTACTCAGTTGAATTCAATGAAGCAGCACCAGCACTATTTGGTGCATATCCTTTCAATCTTGCGGCAGGATGGATCTATCAAGGAGCATTTAGCATAGCAGGTCAAACGGACAAAGGTTACAAGTTGCACAAGCCTGCAATGTCAGTTAAGCACGAAGCACCTTCAGGTTTAGCCGGGCAGACTGTCCACTATGTTGAGAGCAGCATATACTTTACACCAACTGCAATTGATTTCGTTTATGAACCATACGAAACAGTTGTAAATGGTGTAGCTGAAGACATGAAAGACCCGATTATCCGTGCGCAGTACAAAGCACGTGTGATAACCAAAGGTGCAGATGGTAAGCCTCGTGTGTCATGGACATCACGCTATGCAATAACACCGAAGAAAAGACTGCGCAAGGCTGAATTCTTGAAGCTTGCAGGCGTTAGTATGGAGGAAGTAATGTGGAAGTGCAGACACACTTACAACATCGTACCAGTTAAAGGTGAAACACACATTACCTCCATCGCTATGGACATCGACAAGCCAAGTGCAAACACACTTAATAGCACTGTGTACATCAATGGTATCGATGCAAACACTTTCAACTACAAAACGCTCATCAATTCGTTTGGTAAAACATACGATGGTTACATGTACATGTATCGTTTGATGAATGGTGCGCGAATTGGTGGTACTACGGACAACGTGTATGGTAGCACGCTCAACATACCATTAACACCCGGTACGGATTCAACAATCAATCTCGAGGCTGGCAGTGTCAATGCGTATAACATCGCGACTAAGACATTAACCTACAATCCCGATTTGATTGATGAGGCAAGCATCATTGCATACATGGAGTTCCTACCTGCAAATGGTAAGAATGAAAATTGCGGCAAAGAAATTAGCCTTGAAACAGGCATCGAGAAATTGTTCTAATTATCTTCGCTGCGTGGTATAACATAATTATAGGTTTAGGTATAAGTGTAAAAAGAAAGGCCCAAACGAGGGCCTTCTTTTTTAACCAGAAACTAAACCAATTATAAAATACAAGCACGAATATACTCAGCTATGCTCATCTTGCTAGCCTTTGCATTTTTTTTCACTGCCTTCATTTGCTTTTCAGTCAGTCTTGCTGAAACCTTACTCGTGTAAACGTCTGTTGTTGTTTTCATATTGTGTGTATTTTTTTACTTCGCTAAGATACGGCAGGTTGTTGGATGTAACAAAACATCGTTTTTGCTACTATATCCAAATATCCAACAATGTCGAATATCAAAGAACAAATCAAATCCGTATTCAACAAGTACGGCATTGATCCATCTAGCGTGGGTATCAAGTTTGAAGAAGAAACTGCAGCAACTGAAGCACCGGCAACGGAAGTGAAGTTTGCTGTAGAAGGCACTTTGGCTGATGGTACTAAAATCTACTCAACCGCAAACGAGTGGGTAGTAGGTGTGGACATCTACACTCAAGACGCAGAGGGTAATCCAGTGCCTGTACCTGCAGGAGAATACCTGCTTGAAGACGGTGTTACCAAAGTCTATGTAGGCGAAGATGGTATGGTGTCTGAAATCTCACGCGAAGAACAATCTACTGAAATGAGCAGCGAAGACCTCGTTGCCGTAATTGGTCAATTGTCTGAGCGCATTGCTGCACTTGAAGGTGAAAAGACCGAACTAGCTGCCGCAGTAGAAAACGCTAAGAAGGATGCAGAAGCAGTGAAGGCTGAACTCGCTTCAGTTAAGAAAGCACCTGCTGTACCTTCTGTTAAATCACAAGAATTTAAAAAGAATGTAGCACCTGTAGTTGCATCGAATGGTAACTCATTCAGCGACTTCATGGAAAGCATTCGCTCTAAACAAAGTAAATAATTCACCTCATAATTTTTATTTAAAATGCCAACAACAACTTCTCTCACCACCACCTATGCAGGTGAATTAGCTGGTGAAATCGTAGCAAAAGCTTTGTTGTCTAACGTATCAACTCAGTACGTTACAATGAAGCCAAACGTGCCTTACAAATCAGTAGCACGCAAAATTGATGACACTGTAACATTCGCTGCAGGTACATGTGACTTTACCCCAACAGGTACTATCACTTTGACTGAGCGTATCTTGACCTTGGAAGAGTTCCAAGTTCAACGCCAAATCTGTAAGAAGGACTTCTTTACAGATTGGTCTACTGCAGATGTGATGAGCGGCCGTGTAAACACCCAAATCCAAGACGCTATCGTAGGTCGTTTGGTAGGTGGTATTGCTGCAGCTAACGAAACAATCATGTGGTCAGGTGTTAACGCAACAGCTGGTCAATACGATGGTTTTGAAACCCTCATCAAGGCAGGTGGTTCAGGTGCTGTATCTGCAGGTTCAGGTGCATTGAACGACACTAACATCATCGCAACTATTTGGGATGTAATCAACACTGCTCCTACTGCTGTTAAAGGTGCTGCTGAAAAGCCTATCATCTACATGGGACAGGCTGCATGGGAATCATACATGCAAGCTCAAATCGCTGCAGGTAACGGATGGTACTTGACAGGTGGACCAGAAGTGGCTAAGCGTTTCGTAGGTATGTACGAAATCGCAGTATGTCCGGGTATGTCTGCAAACAATATCATCTTCGCTCAGAAGTCTAACTTGATGTTGGGTACATGGCAGGAAAACCAAATGAACGAAGTGTTCATCTTGGATATGCAGAACTTGGATGGATCACAAAACGTTCGCTATGGCGCACGCTTCTACCTCGGTGCTCAGATTGCAGTAGCTGAAGACATCACTTACTGGGGCGCATAATTAAAAATAACAAAGGGGGTGTAACAGCCCCCTTTAAACTCTTAAAATATACATAGCTATGGCTTGTGAATTAACAACAGGTTTTACCCTTGGATGCCTTGAAGGTATCGGAGGTGTTAAAGAAATTTTGATTACTAACTACACAGACCCTGTGACAGGTAACGACTTCATTTCTGGAGTTACTTACGATGCTGTAACAGGTGAAGTAGATGGCTTGCCAACTTGGACTATTTACCGCTATGTTCCATTCCGCAATAGCGGCTCATACATTGAGACCGTTAACAAGAACTTGGAATCAGGTACTCTTTACTTCTCACAGGAAGTAGGATGGACTTTTGGTAAGTTGAACCAAGATATGCGCAACGAATTCTTGAATGTTGCAAAAGCTAAAATGATTGTATTTGTACGTACCAATGATGACCAAATCTTGTTGGTAGGCACAACTGAAGGGTCACAACTTACTGCAGGTACTGTTCAATCAGGACAGCAGAAGGCTGACTTAATGGGTTACCAAGTGACAACTACTGCAGAGAACCTTGTTCCTGCCGTACACCTTGAGCCATTCACTTCAGTACCTTTCGACAACTTCGCAGGTATTACTGTAAGCCCTGCTTACTAAGATAGTTTTCCGTTGTGTTCTTGTTGTATTGTAAAAGGGGCAGGTTTATGACTTGCCCCTTTTTAAATAAAGTAGCATGATATATTTACAGACCGACACACCAACACAGCAAGTGTTTCTATCACTTGACGAAGCACGGCAATACTTTGCCACACCATACACGAACTACCTGCTCGTATTGACGCACGAAGAGAACAGCACAACGGGCAACCAGCTTGCACAGGTTGCAACTATAATCAACGAGAATACACGCATTACGGAACTTGAAATTACAACCGTTGGTCTTACCTTAGCAGGCAGATATCGATATGAAGTGTATGGACAAAATTCTGCTGTTAATACTGACCCGACAAGCGGTGTTGTTATTGGTTTGGTGGAGCGTGGTTACGCTGTACTAAACCACAACACTACATGGTTTGATGTACCAGCTAGTATAATACCAAATGATATAATCTATGAGCCTTAACGAATCGAATATAGTATCATTGAAACTTAGCGAGTACGTTGCTAAGTCGGATGCAGAAAAACTAGACCGCAAAGGTTGGGTAAACTATGGTGATCAAAACGATTTTCCACAATACCTGCGTGACCTTGCACACGAATCACCTGTGCATGGTAGTTTAGTTGTTGCCATTGGTGACATGATAGCCGGGAAGGGTATTAAGTCGGAGCAGTACCAAGCAGAACTGGATGCACTCGACATTAATAGC